CCGTCTTTTTCCTCCTCCTTGGTGTCTCGCAGGATCACCCCGCACCCGGACATCTCCACAAGTCGCAGGCGCCGCTCACCCTCGCTGTCCTTGTATCGGGTGAATATAAACATGTGAAGGTAACTGTCCCGGCTGATGTCGTCGGTCTGCCCGGCCTCCTCGCCAAAGATGAACGTATCCGTCTCCATTGGATGATAGCCGGGCTCGATGGCGCTCACCAACTCCTCATCGTAATGCTCTCGCGCATAGTTGAGTGAGCGATTGAGGACCAGAATAGCAAAACGTCCCTCTTGATAGCGGTAGACGTCCGTAATCGTCGGGTCAAAAAACGTATAGGCTGGGTGACACACGCTGATCTCCGGCAGTCCCATCCCGTCGAGCGCATCCGGATCAAACAGCACCATAAAGACGCCGGTGCCGTACTTTTTGCGCCGCCGCTCGTGTACGTCAAGTTTGCGCTTCATCCGGTTGCGCTCTTTAACAAACTCCATCGTCATGACCGCACGATCCTTCCAGGGGCGATCACTCGGCCCCCGCGGCTTGGCCTCGATGGCAATGTTTTGCTCTACCAGGTAGGCCACTTGGCCCTCGATGTTGGGGTTGATAATGTTGGTGTTGCTGGCCGGGTCCGTGTCGCTCTCAGGCGGATTGGCCTCTCCTTCCCAATAGAGGTCGACGCGCTCCCATTTGTCAAACAATCCGCGATTTTCCTTGTCTTGATGCGCAGAACGGTAAAATTGGAGCAGCTTTTCCGCGAGGTCGCGCTGATCCTCAGTCATCACCTCTAGCTTGCGTTTTTGGTAGTCGTTGTTGGTTATAAATGTATCGTCGTCTTCTAGCTCGTAGGCCATGGATTCACCTCCTCTACTCCGTCATCTCCGTCATCTTCAGGAAGTTTTTTTGCTATCTCGATTAACCGACAAGAAATTTCCTTTGCTAAACGTCCGCTCAAAATGTTCTGGGACATTTCTTCGGTATCTTCGGGGTATAGCGTGTACGCGACGGCTAACAGGTAATCCCGGTCGCTTAATTTTTCTTTCTCCCCGCGCGGATCGATATCGCTCTTTTTGGTGTGGATATCGGGACGGACCCCATTTGTGGGATTGATGTACTTTTTGGTAGACCATCCGCATTTTTGGGCTAACTTAAGCAGCCTCTCGATTAGCGTCACCGTCCCACCTCCACCTCGTCATGCGTCGCGGCCTTGGGCTTGACCGGCTCAAATAGCCCGGTATCCTTGGTCTTGTACTTGTCGTACGACGGATTGTACGTCCGCATTGGATTGCGCAGGCTTGGCTTTGGCCGCTTGACGTATACCGTCTGCTCCTGCTCCTGAGTGACTGTTTTTCGACCGATGGACGGCAAGAACACCATGGAGAGGTAGCATAGCGCGAAACCGCCGATAAAGGACATGAGCAAGCCCATCATTTGCGCTCCTCTCTCGGTGCAAAGATCGCGATATGTCCGCAGTCCTTGCACCGCTGCAGTTTCATGCGCGTCGGACGCGACTCCTCGCTTTTCCAGTGTGGCATGCCGAGATCCGTTTTGGCCGCTTCCCAGTCGTCCGATTGGCAATACGGGCAGGATATCTTGCGTTTAATCTCCATTATCTCACCTTCCGAATTTCGAATTTTTTGACGCCCAGATCTTCGAGTTCCGTGGGCGTGTGATATCCCACAAGTTCCGGCTTTGGTTTGCCCACAAACCGATATTGCAGCCGGTTGAGTGCCTGACTCATGCAGTCCACCTGATCGTCATTGGCGCCCTTGGGAAACGCCGCGCACTCTTCGATAAAGTCCTGCACCCATGGTTTGCCGCTTGGGAGGTAGACATTACCGGCCTCTATCTCCGGCGCTACTGCACTCACCCGGGCAAGTTTGCCGCCCTCGGGATTAACCGGCACCATCCCACCGATTTTGCGGCGGAGCATCTGGATCACGGCCGGGCCGTTGGCCTTATCCTCGATCAGTTTGAGTTTTGCCCGCGGCCACTTGGCGCTAAGGTTAACAATCGCTTGCATCGTTGCGTTGATGTCCATGCGATCCCTCACTTGATCGAGCAGGTATTTATCTGCGCCAATCCGTCCCCACACTTGGCCGACTACAAAGTCAGAGCCGTCACTATCTTTAAACGTACAGTCCCAGCTCTGCAGCATCTCGTCAAACTTGGCTTTGGTCGGGTCAAACGTGTAATACTGCCACCAATGACGCTTGATCATGGAGCCCTCTTGGGCGCTCGGACGCTGCTGGTACAAAGCGTTAAAGACGTATGACCCAACGTCACTTTTGATCTGCGCCAGCCGATCCGTATCAAAGCCAAACTCTGGCCACAGCGGCTCACCGGGCTTGCGTCCCAAAAAATCATTATCCTCGGCCATTGCCGGGAAGTTGATGACTGTCCATCGCTCCCCAACATGAGTCCCGGCCTCGATCTCCTCGCGCTCCTTGGCGAGCAATCGACCGACCAAATCATCCTCGTGCCATCGAGTCATGACGATAATAATCCGCCCATCCGGTGTAAGCCGTGTATAGAGAGTGGACGTATACCACTCCCAAACTTTATCGCGCATCACCTCCGAATTGGCTTCCTCGGCATTTTTGACCGGATCATCGACAATCGCAATTTTGGCACCTTTACCGGTAATTGGACCGCCTACACCGGCAGCTGATACGCCGCCGCGATGACCGGCGATCCCCCAGGACTCGGCCGATTGGTTGTTTTTGTCCACCTCTACACCAAATACCGCTTTATGCTGTATCAGCGTATCCCGCGCCAACCGCGAAAAACCCCGGCTCAGATCGACGGAGTAAGAAGCGAGAATGATTTCGTCTCCCGGATTGCGCCCGACATGCCACGCCGGAAACTTTTTGCTGACTCGCTCACTCTTACCGTGTCGCGGCGGCATCGTAACGATCAGACGTTTTAGCCGGCCCTCCGACACGTCCTGCAGGGCTTTGTCGAGGACGTTAAGGTGTCTGCCGTCTTTGTCCCGTCCTTCGCTGTCAAAGTCGATAAAAAAGCTAAAATCGTGCTTAGCTAGGATCTCCCATTGTCGTTTAAGAGGTACCGGCAGTTTGACGTTTGAAGAGTTGCTTAAGGAGCTCGGCGCTGTCCGGGTCCGTACTGATCGTTTGCTCGATATGGTACTCATGGTAGTTAACCACCTCGCTATTTACGTCAGCGGCAATCTTATCGACGGGTTTATACCCAGCGCGATCAAGCAAATCACGAGCGGCGGCAAGTCTGTCCTTCGGCGGTGCCATCTTATCGTTCATGATCTCCTTGAGCACGCCGTATGCCTCAACAGCATCGGATATAAACAGTTCTCGCAAATCCCTGTTGAGATTTTGTTCGGTTTTGTTGAGATATTTCTGCACTTCAACACTCTTTAACAGTCGCGACCCTTGGCTATAAGCTGTTTTCTCCGAATACCCGGCAACTATCGCCGCTTGAGTCGCATTGCCGCCATTCTTGATATACTCCGTCACAAAGATTAGTTTTTGCGGGCTCAAGTCAGCCATCTCCATCCCCTCCGTTCGTTATAATGTGTATCCGACCGCTTTGGATCGGCCATTTTCGTTCTCACCAGCGCACAAAAAGTAGGGGAGTGGGTGGATGCACTCCCCATATATAAGAGGGATAACTGTTGCTACCCTCCTTTCTGAGCCCCTGTCCCTGCACACGTTGCCTGGTGTCCGAAATCGGGTGCCGGGGTCATACCGACGCAGAGCGTGGATAGTGGGATATAGGGGGGATTAAACCCGTATACGGCCCCCGCCCCTTTGGGGCTAGGCGGATTTGGTCGAGTCGATGTAAAAAATCGATGTCAAAATATTTTAAATATACCCGTTGACGTACTTGCGACATCATGGTATATTTACATCATCAGATGACGCACATACGACAAGCCGATAGGCCGGGGATACCGGATGAGGTACGAAAGGATGATCAACATGCGAGACGAAATCAAGAAAGAAATTGCTCGGCTTACCAACAACGCCAACTGGGCCTGGAACGTCATGGATAAACTGGTCGATGAAGCGATGGCTCTGCTCGATTCCGGCAAAGCGAAAACCGTAGAACAGGCAGCGTATCACGTTGTCGACGAACGTTATTGAGAGGAGAATCGAAATGACTAAAATTACGCTCTACAAATGGACCAATTACAACGCCGTTGATAAGTGGGAAACGCG